TGAAGCCTTAAACAGAATTGATAAGGGAGAGAAGCTTAAAGTTTTTGAGTCTAAAAACGGAAAGGAGACAATAGGATGACAAAAAAAGTTAAAAAAGACAATAAGCTAAAAGAATTAATGGTTATCTTTGATGGGGATGTTGATTTAGCTCTTTTCTATTTAATTTGGATAAAGAATGGTTTAAACGCTTCTAAAGCATATAAAGAGTTACATCCAGATGTTGATGAACATTCAGCAAGAACATTAGGTTCAAGAGCGTTGGCAAGGGTTGACAAATCAGCAATTCTTCAAGCTTATGGTTTAGACCACCAACTATACTTCCAACAATTAAAAGACGGAGTGAAAGCAGAAAAGAGAGACCAATTTACTGGTGAGATGTCTCCTGACCATAAGACAAGAAAAGAATATCACGATAAGTTAGGAAAAATGTTGGGGTTAGAACAAGATAAACCAGAAGTTTTAATCCAACAAAACTTTATCAAAAAACTAGAAGATGAACGAAAAGAATTTGAAGTATAAACGATTTATTGAAACCCGCCTGAAAATCGTCAATAAAGAACAGCAGGTGGTTCCCTTTATCCTTAACAAAATCCAAAATAAATACTTAACCGAAGACTATACAGGGAATGACATAATTTTGAAAGCCCGACAGCAAGGGTTTTCTTCTTTAATACTAGCAATCTTTACTTTCGACTTTCTACTCAAAGAAAACCAGAGAAATGTGATTGTAGCCGATATTGCTGATAATGCTCAAGAATTATTAGATAGAGTAAAATTTTATCTTAAATCCTATGAGGAAGCAATTGGTTACAAAATACCCCTTAAATATAATTCAAAGTATGAACTCTTTAATCAGGCAACTAACTCCAGATATACCATTGGGACGGCAGATAACACCGACTTTGGGCGCTCTAAGACTGTAACCAATCTACATTTGTCAGAGGCATTTTTTTATCCCCATTTTGAAAAGATGTTAGCTGGAGCATTACAAACCGTAGTTCCTGATGGAAGAGTTATCTTTGAAACAACAGCCAATGGTTTTAATTATGGCAAGACTTTCTGGGATGCTTGTGAAAGAGGAGAAAAGCCTTTTAAGGCACTCTTCTATCCAGCTAGTGATTTTTACGATAAAGACTTTTTAAGAAAAAAAGAAGAGGAATTAGACAGGTTCTTTCCTCAGGAATATCCAGAAACAGCCATTGAGGCTTTTGTAACCAGCGGTGATACTTTTTTCAATAAAGAATCCCTAGCTCTTTATTTAGAGGAGACAAAAGATGTTAAAACAATATCGCAAAATTGAACCAAATGAATTTATTGTTGTTGGTGTTGATACTGCCGCCGGTGGTGGTGATTATTGTGCGGCTCAATTCCTAAGTAAAACTAAGTTAGATGTGCCAATCGTTTATCATTCCAAGACTCTAGCCACAGAGATGACTCCAGTTTTGTTTGAAGAATTAAATAGGATTTATGATATTACTACCATCCCCCCTCTTGTTGCTTATGAACGAAATAATGGCGGAGTCTTTGAGATGGAGAGGCTAGCAGCTTTGAATAAATTAAACAAATATAGTATCTTTATTATGCCGACTTATGGCAGTCTTGATAATCCGGAAGCAAAAAAATTAGGTTGGGATACTAATACTGCTACCAGACCCAAAATGCTAGCTGATTTAAAAGAAGCAATAGATAAAAAATTAATCAAGTTGTATGATTCAGTTACTGTCGGTGAGTTGTTTAGTTTTATTATTACTAAAACTAGCACCGCTTGGAAAGCCCAAGCAGAGAGTGGTTCAAATGATGATTTGGTTATGGCTTTAGGTATTGCTTGGCAATTACAGCAGTCAGAACAGGAAACAAGCTTAAAATCAGCAGAAGATTACCATTTTCCTGAAGACAAGCATTTAAAGGGAAGGTTTTATTAATGGATGACTTTAATTTCTTTGCCCATAAAGAGCTAATTGATGCTTTTAAGAAAAATAAACCATATCTTTTAGATTTAGAGGTTTTAATTAAAGAGATAAATTATGGTAAGCTCAATCTGACTTTTACTGTGATGAATGGTAAAGTAACTTCGGTAGAGGTGGGAAGCCATCAACTTGTTAGGTATGATAAGGGAGAGAGAATAGAAGAAGAAGAAGAAAAAAAAGATAAGAATCTTGACAAAAAGTAGTTAACATGTTATAAATTGAATCAGCTGGAGTTGGCCAGAACTAGGAGGCTCCGCTTTTGTCTATAATTATTGTGGGTAGAAGCGGAGTTTTTTTATGGCAAAAGAAAGTAAAAAAACCAGAAAAGCAACAATAGATAAACAAAAAGAATTAGATATTCGCAAGTTGACCAAAGAGGAAGAGCAGAGGAGAACTGAAGAACAACTTGGGAGACATCTTGAGGATTCTAAAGACCGTTTTGCTTCTCTTCGTGAGGGATATGATGAAAAAGAAGCGATGTTAGTGTGTTCTTTAGAAGATGAAATCTCCAGTGATGATTCTGTTAAATCTTCTGTTTTTGACCCCAAATTATCAACAATTGTTTTTGAAAGAGCAGCAAGAGTAATGGCTCAAGCCCCTAAAGGAAAAGCCTTTCCTGTTTCCAAAAATGACATTGGTAAATCTAGGTTTATGAATCTTCTGTTGAATTACTATACTAAAAACGCTAATTATTGGCATTCAATGATTATTAAGTTAAGGATGATGGATTTGTATTCAATGGTTTATGGAACGATGTTTGGTTTAGTCCCTTGGCATATCAATACTAAAACAGGCTATATTGGACCTGAACTTATCCCTTTACCGATTCGTTCTTGTTTCCCCCAGCCATCAGCGACTTCAATCAATGAATCGGATTGGTTTCAGGTTTCTACAATGAGGTCGCTGGAATGGCTTTTAGAGCAAAAGAAGGCTAGTGGATGGATTAGCGCCAACATTGATAAGGTAGCCAAAGAGGTTAAGGGAGGAAGTGAAGATAAGGAAGCAGAAGCAAGAGGTGATATTAAACCAGATTGGCAGAGGTCTTATGTAGAAGATGAATGGTATCCCGAAGAAATTGGCGATAAAGTTTTCCCTAAGATTTGGCTACAAACTGAATACCGAAGAAAAAAGTGGTATATCTTTGCTCCTAAGTATGGGAATATCCTCTTGAGGGTTATTGATAATCCTTATAAGAATGATGAATTGCCGATTGTTGCCAAACACGCCTTCCCTTTGATGGATTCTATTATCGGCTTAGGTGAATTTGAAAGAGGTAAAACACTTCAGTTAGCGATTAACTCTTTAATTAATCTTTACTTGGATGGAGTTAAGTATTCCATATTCCCCCCAGTTCATATTGACCCCAATAATGTTGTTCAATCCTCTATCCAATGGGAAGCAGGGGCAAAATGGTTAATGAAAAGACCAGGAGTTGATGTCCAGCATATGAAACTTAGTCCCTCTGGGTTACAAACATTCCAGTCAACTTATAGCTTTTTAACCGCAGCTTTATTAAATCAGGCAGGAACAACAACAGTAAATCAACCGACACAGGTTGAGTCAATGATGGGGAAGACACCTCAAGCTTTAAGGCTTCAGGCAAGTAAAGAGTCGGCTAGGGATGAATGGGATAGGGTAATGATGGAAGATACGATTAAACAGATTTATGGGAAATGGATACAAATGATTGTCCAGAAGCAATCAAAAGAAATTACAGTTCGACTTTTTGGCGAAGAAGCCAAGCAGTTTGCTAAAGACCATCCGGATGTCGCTGAATTCTTTCAAGGGGAAAATTATGGAGTAGTGGGGATTGGAAAAGAGCAATTAGCCTCTAAATATGATTACGAAGTTGAATCAGGGGCAACTCTTCAAAAAGATACTGAAGCTGAGAAGGAAAACTTGATTGGTTTGTTGGGGATTATTTCTAAAACTCCTCAAATAATCGGTGTAATGAACCAAGGAGGCAAGGATTTGGATATTGGTGAACTCTTTAAGAGAATTATAATTGCTTCAGGGATTAAAGACTATGACAAGATTATTACCGATGTTGAGCCAGGGAAACAAGGAATGGTAGGAGAACTAGGAGAACAAGGAATGGGACCACAGGGGCAACCAACACCTCAAGGAGGGTATAGCAAGGTTGTAGAACCATCAATTAGGGATAAAGAGATTTTAAAGACATTCCAGGCTGTTCAAGAAATGGCTCAAGGTGGCGGTGGAGTTCCACCAATACCAAGAAAATAAATGACTGAAGAAGCTTTAATACCAGACTTGGATAGAAAAGTTTTTAAAACTATCCAGAAAGTTGAAGAAACTAAACCTAAAAGCGAGGGAGAGAAAAGGTCAGAGGCAATTGCTTCTCTTAAAGGCTATGTAGGTTGGGAAAAGGGGATAAAACCCTATATTGAAGCAAGAATTAGCAGTTTGAAAACATTAATGGAGGTTGATTTTGACGGGAAAGAAACGGTTAATGATGTAGGATTAAGGTTTTTACTTTGTAGTCAGGTGGCTAAGGAATTACAAGATATTTTAAACTGGGTAGAAGTAACGGCAGAATCAGTTGAAGCTAGAGAAAAGAAAGAAAAGAAGAAAAGGAAGAAATAAAAATACCTTATGGCTAAAAAATGGGTAAAGGAATATGGGAGTAAAATCATCAAAAAAGGAAAAGCCAGAAAATCTTCCCGAAAGTAAAGACAAGAAATTCTGGGGAGATGGAGAACAATTTGTTGGGCCGATTGAAAAGGTTTCAGCTAGTAAGGAACACGAATGGAAACAAAAAGGGAATGTAGCGATTTGTATTAGTTGTTCTTTAAGACACGCAGTTTATTTAAATCCTAACCAAGAGGTTAGAGATGGCAATATTGTTGCTAAGAAGGTTATCAAATAGCCCTCTTAAGAGCAATTTTGCTCTACGATTAGCACCCTGAATCGTGCCGAAGTTAGTGGGTAGTAGAAAGGAGGTGAAATATGGCAACACCTAATAAGGATGACAACGCCGAGGAGGCGACAGAAGAGAGTTTTGTGGAGACGCAAGAGGAAGAAACTTCTGTCCCAGAGCCATCCACTGAGGAAAGTCAAACTGCCTCAGAAGAATATTTAGAAGCTCCTGAAGCGTCAGAGAAGGCGGAAGAACTCTCAGGAGAAGAAGAATTAACTGAAGAGGAAAAGAAAAGACTGTCCGTGAAGGCGCAAAAACGCTTTTCCGAATTAAGTAAGAAAGCTAAACGGGCGGATGAACTTGAAAGAGAAGTTGAGGCATCACGCCATCAGCAAGAGAATGAATTTACAGCTGATATTAAATCAGCAACTGAGGCGGTTAGCCAATCTCAAGCCTCTGGAAGATTACCTTGGGAGGCAAACCTTGAAAAAGGAGAACCTGTTGAGTTAAGTCCAGATGATTATAAGCGGGATGTTTTAACAACTGCTGATTCTTTGGTTCAAACGAGACTTGCTCAAGCTCGAAAGCTTGATGCTAAAGAGAATGAGATTAAGTCAGATTTGAATACAATTCAGCAAAACTATGAAGTCTTAAATCCAGATTCAAGTAAATATGATGAAGGTTTAAGCTCAAAAATGGCTGAGTTGTTCCAAGTTCAGTTAAGAGCGAATCCAAATGTAAAGCTTTCGGACTTTGTTGATACTGTTATGGAAGTTCGTCAAGCGGGGAAGAAGGAAGGCGAGGATGAAATTTCAGCTAAATTAGTTGAACAGAAATCCGAAGAAGCTTTATCCCCTTCTGAACCAGAAGTGGAATCTTTACAGAAACCATTTGAAAGTATGAGTCTTGGCGAAAAAGAAAAGTATCTAAAGGACCACGGACTTTGGGAGTAAAACCCAAAATCCTAGAGAAAGGAGGAAACACACAAGTCTCCTTGTGAAAGTAATTAAGTATGGCTGATACAAATACAACCAGAGGGATTCTTACGGAATCGTATAAGGCGAATTTCTATGAGAGTCAGCTCTTGTATACTGCTGAAAGACAACTTGTTCATCAACAGTTAGGTCAAAGGAATAGAACTGTCCCAGCTGGGGAAAATGCTTATTCAGTTGTTTGGACTCGTTATGATAATCTAAGCGACAGAAGCGCTCCAGAAGCAGAAGGAACAGCAACTACTGCGGAAGGTATGTCCGCTACGCAGGTTACAGGCACTGTGGCTCAATACGCTGGTGCGGTTAAGCTTACGGATGTTTTACTGCGAGGTTCAAAAGACGACTTAAAGAAAGTTGCTTACCAAAGGCTTGGTTATCAGGCTGGGTTAGCAATTGACAAAGTTGTTCGAGATGTTGCTGCTATTGGCGGAACCCGCCGAATGGCAACTCTATCTGAATCTGATTCTGATTTGGGTTTCTATTCTACTATTCCTCAAACAGGTGTCTTATCTGTTTCTGAATTGAGAAAAGCGACCCGAACTTTGATGCGCAATAATGCTCTTCCAGTTGGCTCAAAACTAATTGCTGGTGGTCGAGAAGGACAAGCCATTAACCCAGAGGGTTTGTGGGTTGCCGTCATTTCTCCTGATTCGGTCTATGACCTTCAAGGTGATACGACAACTGGTGCTTGGATTGACGCTAACAAATATGGAGATGCAGACAAGCTTTTCACTGGTGAAGTAGGCAAATTGTATGGCGTTCGTTTCTTACAGAGCAGAAATGCTTATGTTATGAATGAAGATTCTACCTACCAATCTGCTATTGTTGCTTCAGGCGAAATTCATGTTTCCTTGATTACTGGTGCCGATTATTTTGGTGTTACTAAGTTCCAGAATTTAGAGACCTTTTGGAAACCATTAGGTTCAGCTGGAACGGAAGACCCGACTAATAAATTAGCATCAGCAGCTTGGAAAACTACTTTTGGCGCAAGAGTGTTGAACAGCAATTATGCTGTTTCGTTATATCACTCTATCGGACGCAACAAAGAGTAGTTAACGCAGGTTAGTGATTAAGTATAGGGAATTAGAGTGGATTAGTTCGACTGGATTAATATATTAGTCGACCCACTCTAACCCCTATCAATATGAAAATATGAGTATAACTATTAGAGAAAAACCACCTTGGGAATTTACCAGGCGAGAGAAAGCAGAATATGAGACTTCTGGAGCTGAAAAGCAACAGGATATCTTAGATGAGGTTTTAAGGCGGAAAAAACAATGGACTGGTGATGGTAGGTGGAAAAGCTGGGAAGAAGGTCGTAAAAAGGCTCTCAGGGAACGCAGGGACTATTTTAAAAAGCATCCAGATAAGAAAGATGATTTTTCAGGAGTATAGATGAATAAACCAAAAATCTCAGTTATTATCTCAACCCATAATCGCTCTCAACTATATCTACCCAAAGCAATAAAATCTGTTCTATCTCAAACTTTCAAAGACTTCGAACTTCTCATTATTGATGATGGCTCAACTGATAAAACTTCAGAAGTAGTTTCTTCCTTTAAAGACAAGAGAATAAAGTATTACAAAATTGACCATTTTGGTTGTGATACCCGCCCTAAGAACATAGGGATTAAGAGGAGTAATGGAAAATATATTGCTTTTCTTGATGATGATAATGCTTTTCGTCCTGACCATCTCCAAGCTCTCTATAACTGTTTAGAGAGAAACCCTAATATAGTAATGGCTTATGGTGATAGATGGGTTCATTTTGAGGATGAGGAAAGAAAAGATGAGATTGGGATTTACTCAGACTTCGAATACTCTACCTTAATGAAACGGAATTATATTGATACTTCTGATGTTTTAATTCGTAGAGAAGCTTTGTTTGAAGTTGGCGGGTGGGATGAAAATATCAAGAAGTTTGTTGACTGGAATTTATGGATAAGGATGGCTAAAAGAGGCTATGAGTTTAAGAGAGTCCCAATTATCCTAACTGATTATTTGGTTCATAAAGAAATGAAATCCTTGATTAGGAAAGATGAAGGCCAGCTTAATCCTCAAACAGGTTTATTTACTCCGACTTTTAACCCTATTAATTGTGAAATAAATGCTGGCTTTGTTGGTAAGAAAAAAGAATTTAAAGTAGCAATTTTTACTTTAACTAAAGATAGGCTGGAATTAACTAAGAAGATGGCTGAAAGTATGAGAAGAACGGCAGGTTATCCTTTTGACTGGTATGTTGTTGATAATGGCTCAACCGATGGCACAAGAGAATGGTTAAAAGAGCAAAATATCAAGAAAGTAGTCTTTAATGAAAAGAATATGGGTATTCCTTATGCTTCCAATCAAATTATCGAAGAAATTAGAAAAGGAAATTATGACTTTGTTATGAAGGTAGATAATGATGTTTGGTTTAAAAGCAATAATTGGTTAAAGACAATAATGAATCTTTATAAGGTTTTCAGACCGATTGCTTTTAGTCTTTATCCTGAAGGTTTAATCGAAAATGCCGGTGGAGTTAATCGCTACGAATATGCTTACTTTGCTAATGAATTTCTTGGTTTAGTGCCTCATATTGGCGGAATGACTAGTATTGTGCCTATTGAAGTCTATGACAAATTCCAATGGCCTAAAGTAGCTTTTCTACATGGGGGGAATGATGTTATTCTTTCCTCTTGGCTCAACAACAATGAATATCTAATGGCCTATCTGGAAAACTATCAAGCTGAACACATGGAGTCAACCTTAGGCCAACAGCAAAAATATCCAGAGTATTTTAAATTAAGGGAACAGGAAGCTATTACTAGAACAGATGAGTATTTAAAAGAAAATAAACTGAGAAAAGGAAAAAAATACTTTAAAATCTCTTTTGATAAAAAATGAAAATTGCGAGTGTTTTATTAGTTTGTAATGCTAAAGAGTGGAGAGTAAAAAAAGCATTGAAGTCTCGTCAAGAACAAATAAGAAAACCCGATGAAATTCAAATCATCAGGCAGAAAGAAGGAGAAATTAACTTTGCTAGAATGTGTAATATCGCTATCAAAAAAACGAAGTGCGATTATATTTGTTTTAGCGGAGTAGACGAGATTGTTTCTCCCAATGCTTTTCAGGTAGTGGAGCATTATTTCAATAAAAACCCCAATTCTCTTTTAATGTGCGCTAGAATTGACTTGCCAGAAGAGTCTAACCATCACCGAATAGATTTTGTTAAGAATTTTAACAAATGGGCTAAAGGGAAGCCTAATCATGCCGCTCCAGGCTCTTTCCAATGTTTACCAGTTAAATGGTTGAAAAAAGTGAGAGGATTTGATGAAAGATATAGAGGTTGGGGTTACTATGATTGTGAAATAGTCAAAAGAGCAGAGATGGATAAGATTGAAGCAGTTTGGCTTCACGATTCAAACCCTTCAATGATACTTTTACATATTTGGCATCCAGAACGAAAAGGAAAAGTGTCAGAATTGATTGATAGAAATAGAAAACTATACGAACAAAAACAAGAGTTAGTTGCCAATAAAGGAAAGAGATGGGGGGAAGAATGGGGAAAGTAAGAGAAGAAATATCAGTTATCATTGGTGTCTATAATCATTTGAAGTATTTACCTCGATTAATTGAAGCTTGGCAAAAACAAACTTATAAAGATTTTAAGCTTTATATTGCTGATGATGGTTCTTCTGATGGCACTAAGGAATGGGCTGAGAAGAATGCTAAGAAGCTCAATTTTCGGTATTTTTGGCAAGAAAACAAGGGAATGAGATTGGCTAAGAGTCTCAACAACGCTCTTAGGGTAGCAACAGGCAAGTATGCTTTGTTTGCGATGGGAGATAGTCTTCCCATCCCTGAGTATTTAGAGAAGTTTAAACCTTATCTTAACCAGAACTGGGTTTTATGTGGAGTAAGGGAAAATGTTAGTGAAGATTTGGAACATATTGGTTGGGACTGGCGCTTCCGAACGAGAGAAAGTCAGCTATCTTGGAATTTTATCCCTATCCAGTCTCATCAATGGGCAAGAATTACTGGCAATGGAATGTTAATTCCTATGAAAGCTCTAAAAAAGGTTGGTTATTGGCCTGAAGAGTTTGTTGGTTATGGCTGTGATGACAATTATTTAGCCGTAGAATTATTTGCTCAAGGATTGGAGTTTGGAGAAGTGCCTAAGGCTATTTTGAAACACATTGAACATTCAGTTCAACCAGATAATAAAGATAATATGGGCTTATTCGAAAGTAAATCAAGAGAAATCTTTACTAAACTAAAAGAAGAGTTAAAACCCCAAACGATTTGTCTTAATTTTGATGATTTTAGTCCTATAAACAATAATCTCTTCTTTTTACAGAAATTAAAACACAATTACCCCAATCTAAAGGTTTCTATGTTTACTATCCCTGCGACTATTCAGTCAGGACAAGCAGAAAGCCTACTCAAACACCGAAGGTTTTGCGATGAAATAAGAAAAGAGTTGGATTGGATTGAAATCTTACCTCACGGATGGCATCATCCTGATAGTAAGCAAGGAGAAAGCGAGTTTAAAAATATAACTTATTGGCAAACATCTCAATATATCAAGATGGTAGATGAAATCTTTAAAGAAGTTAATCTTCCTTATAAAAAGATTTTTAAACCACCTCAATATAGTATTTCTAAAGCCGCTAAAGATTGTTTTAGGGATAATGGTTGGGCTTTGGCTGTTAAGGGAACAGGAGAATACTGGCCTAAAGATATTAAGACAATTCACTATAACTGGAATATCAATGATGTTTTTCCTTTAAGGAAAGTGATTATTAGTTATGGGCATATACAAGATATAGGTAATGGCCTACACGTCTGTTGGGAGAACTTATTACAAATGCCAACAGACGCTAAATTTGTTTTTATGAGTGAATTAATCAAATGAAAATTTTAGCTTATCCATCACCATCAAACGCTAGATTGTATCGGTTAGACCAAATTGGGGAATACATTGAGAAACAATCCCGTAATTCTTTTTATGTTTCTATGGAAGCAATGAATGAGCAAGATTTAGATAAGGCTGATGTAGTTATTCTCCAACAAACCATTTCCCCAGAGAAAATTCGTTTAGCCAAAGAAGTTTGTAATAATAAGGGAAAGCTTTTGGTAGCCGAATTGGATGATTTTTTCGGTGTTAACCCTGATAATCCCTTCAAAGATAAACATAAAGAATTGGAAGCCGCTAAATGGCTGGAAACATTATGTGGAGTAGCGGATATGATTACTACCACAACTGATTATTTAGCGGAAACAATAAAGAAGACACTAAAAAAGCATAATGTAGAAAAGGATATTTTTGTTTTACCTAATTATTTAGATATTGAAAAATGGGATTTGCCTATTTTGAAGAATTATACTGATGAAATAAGGTTAGTTTGGGCTGGTTCTTGTTCTCACCGAGACGATATAAAGTTTATTGCTCCGGTAATTAAGAAATTAGCCAAGAAGTATCCTCAACTTAAATTCATTCATTGTGGGGATGTTGACCTTCAGCCACTCTTTAAAGACATTAACAGCGAATATGTGGAAGCGGTGAATGTTGAGGCTTGGCCGGCTAAACTTCATTCTTTAAGGGCTGATATTGGGGTTGCTCCTCTTTTGGATAATGAATTTAATCGTAATAAGAGCAACCTTAAATACTTGGAATATGGGATTAGTGGCATCCCTAGTGTTTATTCAAATATTGTTTATTCAAAGACAATCAAAGACGGAGAAACAGGCCTTTTAGCTCAAACAGAAGAAGAATTTTTTGACAAGCTGGAAAAACTAATAACTGATGTTGAGTTGAGAAACAAAATTGGAGCTAATGCTTACATTGATGTTAGGACAAATTACGATATCAAAAACCATATTTCAAAATGGCTAAATGCTTATTGGCTTGGACTTTCCAAGAAAAGAGAATTAAAGATTGATGTTGGTTCTGGCATCCAGCCTAAATTAGGGCTTGATTATGTTTTACTAGATGCCAATCCCTCAGCAGGAGAAATGGTGAATGATGTTTTAGAAGGAATACCCGTTGCTGATAATTCAGTAGAGAAATTACATTGCTCGGCTATTATTGAGCATTTTTATCTTGATGATTTAAAAGAAAAGGTTTTACCAGAGTTTTACCGAATACTGAAAAGGGGTGGTGAGATTTATATTGTCGTGCCGGATTGGAGTAAGATTAAAAAAAGCGACGATTGGGAGATGGTTCAAAATAATCTTTATGGGGAACGCCATTCCTATATTCCTATTAAATACGATATTCACAAATACTGCTGGGATTTTGAACATCTTAAAGAGGTTTTAGAGAAAGCAGGATTTAAGGAGATTAAGGAAGTTAAATATACAGAAGAATTACATAATCCCGACTTTACTCTAGCTTTGGAGGCAAAGAAGATATGAAGATAATTTCAGGAACATTAGGATTAGGAATTAAAAGGAAACATCTTTACGAAGGAGTAAAACCAGAAAAAGTGGTTGATTTCGGTAGTCTTAAGAAAGTGGCGATTGTTTCAGCAGTTGGAGGATTAAA